CTGGTCTAACCCAGTACCTTCTGCAACAACTGCTTGCAATTCATCTGTGGTGTCGCCGGTCACTTTATATGTTTTTCCGCGTACCACAAATGTGTCTTTACCTGCTTTAATGGCATTCATTCTGGCATCAGTAAACACATTGGATTCTGCCATACCTTGCTGACCTTTCACAGGTTGCCATACTGGCACAGTTTGCAAGCCAGCTTTAAGTGCAGCTAGAGCACGATGGTTACCGTCTAAAATATATCCTGCATCATCGATCACCAGAGGCTTCTTCTGCAGGATGGCGGCGATATTGGGAATCAGCTTGTCCACATGGTGCAGGTTAGTATCCTGCACACGGTTGTAAGGATCATAGATGTCGTCTTGTTCAGGATCGAAGATGTGCAAATTGCTTATTGGAACATCAGCTTCCTGCCAGTGTGGATGGTCTGTTATCACATGATCGATATTAAATTCACCCTCAGGATGAACTTGTTTAACATATCGCAGGATCTGTGCAGCAGGCATTATCTGTGCTTCTACTATGATCTCTGAGACTTTCATTTGCCTCGTTTCCGCATCTTGCCCGAGTTCTGTGGCACAGGGCTTGTTTTATTGGTGTTTGCTAACTCAGTGCTGCGATTGCTGCTTAGTTTTTTCATTCCTTTGCTGCCTACCATCTTGGCAGCAGCATTTATCATGACTAATTCTTCGTCAGTGTATGTGCTCATTAATGGGTCACCGCTTATGCTACCAGCTGCCTTTGTGGGGTAGTCAGGTGCACCAGCCATAGCAATGCCAAAACGATAGTTTAGATAAGCTGAGCCAGTACTTGGATTTTGATCTGGAAAGTGTACGGCATTTTTAATTGCTGCTTGATAAACAGGATCAAACTCACCATCCTTTGTTTCAGCAATAAATTCAAGAGCTCTCATCTTATGCTCCAGTGCTAACCGGTAGACTCCAGTGATTGCCTGTAGTTTTATTTGAACAATCGTAAGTTTCTAAAAATGTTCTAGCACGGTCGCTTGAACTCTTACGGAAAACACATTCAAATGTAACACGGGCTTCAGTGTTTTGTGGATTGCGAACTAAAACATTTACATCAGATTCAGGTAGTTGGTCTGTTTCTACTAATTTGGCTTCAGCTCTTCTTAGTTTATAACCCTGTTCTACCATTGTTTCGTGCATGGGATTTGCTTTGGCAATATTCCTTACAAAGTCTTGCGTGATACCTGCTGCTTCCATTGGTGGTTGATGAAGGAATTTCTTATGGATCTTTTCGCCATTGCGTTCAAAAGTCAAAACAAATTCAGCCATTTGTTGTGCCGATGCTTCGCTGATAAGTCTGTGTTGATCCAATAATTTCCAAGCACGTTCATCTACCTGCACTATTACGCGATTATCGGTGTGCTCTACTACAGCAGCAGAGATAGATTTAACACTGTTAATTTCAAAGTTAACAACATCACCTGTTACTGGCGCTTTATACTCTCTATCTACTTTGTTAAAGTAATCTTGAAATTTCATCACTGTTCCTTAGTCAAATGTCACTGCTACGTGCATGGGGTTATCGCCACCAGCAACTTTAGGAGCGGTGAGTTTACTTCTGTTTAAATCGTTTCCGTTTGGTACCGATGCTCTGGGTCCCATTACTTTTTCGTGCGGACTGTTGGGATAGGGACGATTGCCACCAGCTTCTACAGCACCAACTGCACCAGCAGTTGGCTCTGGTTCTTCGTCTCCCATACTCATGTCGTCTCCCGTACTCATGTCGTCTGGCATGCCCAATTCTCCAGGCATACCAGGTTCCATACCTGGCGCATCTGGCAATTCAATAGCAACACTATCGATTGGAGGTTCACCGCCACCCATTGGAGAGCCGCCCATTGGAGAGCCGCCCATTGGAGGTTCCCCCATGCTCATAGGAGCAGCAGTAACGCCAGGGATATTTGCAGCAGCAGGACCACCAACTGTAGTTGGGCCAGCAGCCAAATCAATATTGGTTTGTGCGCCCAACATACCAGCTAGTTTTAGAATTTGTCCTAATATGGCGTCACTGCCGTTTAGGTTAACTGCAACTGCTTCGCTAACCGCTTTCGCATTATTCATACGTACAACATTGCCGATTGCCAATGCCACTTCAGGACTGCGATCTTCAATTTCTTGCAATTTTTTTAAAACATCTATCATTTGCATTAGCGCACACTCCTTGTAAGCGGCTTGGGTAATTTGTTTGGACGGCTAAATGGACCGCGATTGTTTTGTGGTAGCTCGTTTGTTGTCTTGCCCTTTGTGGGTTTTACTGCAAACGGCATTTCAATGTTACTCATTTTTAAAGCATTGGCTAAATCAGCTAATAGTTGCGGCGCTTTTTGCTCTGGATATTCACTAGTTAACAATGGCTCGTCACTTTCTGGAACAATAGGAGAAGCCAATACTTCTTGTTGCGGAGTTAATACCATGATATGACTTAGAGGAATTTCAGTCATTTCACTAATGGCTGCTTGCACTTCCTGTGGGGTGCAAGGATAGTTTAGAACCACGTCTACCATACTAAGCTCTATGTTATGCAAATGTCCAAAACCCTGTTGTTGTTCAGCAATAGGTAAACGCTTTGGTTCACTTATTGCTTCAAGGTTCCATCTGCTTACAGAACGAGTGATCTTATCCATGCACTCGTCGTTGACTTCGCAAGCCAGTTTGATTCTAAAACCGTACTTCTTTTCGCTTTCTGCGAGATATCTTTTGTAGGATTTCATTTTCATACCCTTATAGGATATTTATTGTTTCCTAAAGGAATTTAAAAGTTCATTGCGATCCCAGACACGTGCTTCTACATTCAACGCAGGTTCACCGCTGCCATCTTGCGCCAACTGTTGGGCTTGTTTTTGTGCCCGCAGTGCTATTTCTTGTTGTTTAAGTTTCTTTTGTGCTTTGCCTAGTTTAACTGTAACTGCATGACCTAACATTTTGCTAGCAGCGTCAAATATTGGTGCACTAAACCTAGCTTCTACATTCATACCTAAACTTTGCAGGTTTTCAAAACTTTCCACAGCTTTATCAGCTAGTTCATCAAGCTCTTTATCCAACGCATCTTCTGGTATGCTGGGTATATGCAACTCTATATCGTTTGCAACTTCCATTGCTTCAGATACTTCTTTGCTAGGGCTTACTGGTAAATCAAATAGAGTTTCAAGTTTCTTTGTCATAAATGTAGTTATCTTTTGGTGCCAGCAAAGATGTCGTGTTCGGTTATTACACGGAAAGTGATATTACGATCTTTACACCACATTTCAGCAGCACGCCACTTTGCCTGGTTTATTATTGCAAATGCTTGGTTACGCACACTCTTACCAGCAGCTTCAAGTGTTGTTTCTTTAATAGGTTTTATTTCTATCAATTCAGCAACTTCTTCACCCGTCGCATTACGATATTTTATAAAGAAGTCAGGAATATATTTTGTATTGGTGTTTTTTAAAGGATTAAAGTAGGGTATTTGAATAGCTTCGCTGGCCCACGCAAGTATATTGGGATTTGTATCACAAAAATTCATAAAAGCTAATTCCCAACTACTGCGATATTTTGGTGTGCTTTTGCCCACATATTTTTCACTGTTTTTAGGAGTGAATATACCTTGACTGTATTTCATGGTAGGATTGTTCTTGTTACGTATTGATTAGTTTGTCTAGGATTTTCATAACCTATCTTGCTTGTTGGACCTTTAGTACTATTAAAGAAAGCAATAATAAGTTTTTTAAATTCACTTTCACTAGCGGCATTATCGAATTCTTTAAGCATTGCTAAGGGATCTAAATTGTTGTTATGGGTAAGTGTCACCAATGCCTGTGAAAGACTGGCAGCACTAGAATCGTCGCCAGTTCGCTGTTTAAAGAAACTGAATATGATACCGTACTTGTCTTGGCTGATATTAACAGCCTGGCTATAATAACCATTAAAAAAGTTTTGATTGCTGTTTGCGGTGGAGGGTAAATTTGCCATCGGATATTTACGTTTTATATTGTAAGAAAGTTACTGCTATTAATATAAGCAATATAATCAGTAGCAAGTGCAACTAGATCAGTGTCAGGGCTTACATTAAGTTGACGGATGTGTTCATCAGCTAACTTAATTTCGCTGTTGCTGTAGCCTAAATTTTTAAGTTGTTGTTTCCAATCAGCACTATTGTATACAGGTTGTATATTGCTAACAGGATTGGTATAATCAACATTTAATTTTTTACCAGCTGTTAGTGCATTATTAGATATATTCTGCAGTGCAGCAAATGGATTTGTAATAAACTGCTCTGCTAACTGCTGTATACTGAATCTTGATAAAATGGTAGGATCTATGGTGTTTATCCAATCAGATGCACTGCGAATTTGGTCTAGAGTATAACCTTTTTTAAGCAGGTTACTCTGCCATGTATTTTGTAGATACAGGTTACTGTTAGGATATAATGCACTACCATCACTGGTATTGGGATCGTAATTGGTGTACACGTATTCAGTACTGAAGCTATAAACAGGAGCAGAATCATCTATGGTTGGGAAGTTGAATTGGCTAGACTGCTGTTGTTTTGTTTGATCTATTATCTGTTGTATTTCACTAGGACTAAATGAAGGTGTAGATCCGTTTATGTATTCCAAAGTTGGATCTGTGTTTGTGGGTAGGTTTCCAGTATTAGTATCTGTGCTTATACCTGTATTACTTAATCCAGTACCATCTCCAACAAATGGAGATCCAATGTCATTGGCTTGGCTAGGGCTAGCAGTGGTATCGTAACTGTCTACATCGCCGTAACCCGGTATGCTAAGTGTATTGCCTGTGCTGTAGATTACACCAGTATAACGCAGGCTCATAGTAGCTTCCAAACTGCTCATTGTTTCACTATAATCATGGATGTCATGATTAAAACTGGCTATCACTGGATTTTCCAGGGTTATTAAACTGGCTTTACCACCGTGTAAACTATAGATTTCAACACGGGTAAGAAAATTTGAATTAGTATTATTGTCCATACCCCACGTACCAGTATCTGTACTATCGTACCGGTCATTGGTAAAGTCAGCATCTGTTTTATTACCGTCTGCAAAGTAATAGCGGTAATAGTCTCCAATAATTTTGCGTAGTTGGTCACTGTTATCGTCATGGAATTTAATTGTAACTGGTTCGTACTTTACACCAGTTTGAGCCCAAACACGACGATTATATTGATTTAGGTCTTTAACATTAAACGTGAATTTAGGCATCTCCACGCTTTTACAAATAAAGCTGGCTTCCTTTTGATCAAGGTTGCCAGCTCCAAAAATGAAATTAACATGAAATAGCCACTTGTATTTGGGAACTCTATCATACGAGCCACCAGTTAAAAATATCTTACTGGCGTGTTGATAGTCTCTTATTGTCATGGCTATCTTTTGCCTTAAGCTACAGTACCGCCGTTACCGCCAGCTACTTGCAGAGCATTATCATAACGAATTGTTAGAGTAATGGTAGCAGGGTCATTGCTGTTGTACTCGAAGTTGTTATAATTTGCTTCGCTAATAAAGCAACCATACATTTCCCAAATTTCCAGTGTATTAGGAGCAATGTTGCCGTTACCGCCATCAAGAGCTTCGAAACGAGTCAGGAACTTGTAATCTGCACCAGCTACAGCACTACGCTGTTCTGCAAAATCAAATTGTCTTTGAATTTGCGCACCAACAAGATTGCTAATTGTACCGCTCGCATCATCGCGCAGTGTCAGTGTAGCAGTTTGCCATTCAGGCTTACCAGCATAGTAAACTTTGCTGTTATAAATGTCGATGGTCTGAGGGTTAAACTGCAGGTTTGGTCTTGTGAAATCCACAACCTGTTTGGTTAACTCTAGATTGCCGTTGCCATTACCAAAACCTTCTAGACTAACTCTAAAACGCCATTTTAGTTTTGGCATCAATAGGCCTTGGCTAGTAGCACTCTGACCATTTGCACCGCCTGGCACTGTAATATTCAATAATGATGCGACTGTCATTACAATCTCCTTATGCAATTATTTATACGAATCTTGCTAGATTTTTTATCACTGTACAATGATAAAAAAAGCCGCACTAGGCGGCTTTTCTTAATATTTTTTTAGGTAATTAAGCTAGAGCAGCTACATTACTTGGGTTGCTAATCCCACCTTGGCTGGGGTTAGTTCCTTTAATAGCACCAGTATTGAGAATTTTTACAGGAATGTAAACAAATTCCACTGCTTTACTTGGCTCAATAGCAACGTCAATGTGTAGTTCGTTGCGGTCGATAGTAGCCGGAGTATTGTTTGTTTCATCGCAAACAACTAGGTAATCATAAAGTCCACGCTTTGCAACCAAACCGTTCAATAGTGTTTCCACTGCTTGTTTTGCTTCGTTACGAGTGATCTTGTCATTGGGTTCAAAGATCAGTGGCTTAACAATGATTTCTAGTTGGTAACGAATCCAGTTAACCAAACGTGCTACGTTGATACGATCCAGTGCTGTTGCATCTGTCTGGCGAGTATGGTTACCATAGTTAAGGATACCAACACCAGGGAAGATTGCTACTGGATTAACACTGTGGGTGTACAGTAGGTCTCTTAGAGTTTGGTTTGTACCAACCTTAACAAACTTGCCCATGTCACGGTCCACATATCCAATGCTTACCACGTTGTCGATAACGCCGCGGTTTGTACCAGCTGGAGCAAACCATTGATAGCTGTTTTGATCACTTTTTACAACCATACGCAGGATAGCATGAGTAATAGGAACAGCAATCTGACCTGTGCTACCATCGATTCCGTTAGTAATCGCAGCACCCGGATAGAATACAGCAGTGTAACTGTCTTTGGTTACCAAACTGTCTTCGGTATCGTTGGGCTCCTGTAGGGCATTGGTTAGATAATTTTGTAACATTGTGCTGTTGCTGCTTTGGCCCATTGGGCTATCAGCTAAAACAAAACCAGTGTTACGACGGTCATTATTCAATGCAATCAAATTAACAGTTACTTCAGGATATCCAGGGCAAACCAAAAGGTTAAAGTAGCGTTGATCTTCACGGATTTCTACATTGCTATCAATAGCACTTTTAATGCTGCTAATAATAACATTGCGTTGCGCCTTACGTCCAAAGTATGGGATGTTATTATAACGCTTACCGCTGAAGCTTTCCCATGTGCCAGCTATCATTGGCAGTGCTTGGTTAGGATAGTTTGCACTGTTAAACTTGTTTGCAACATAACGCTTTACGTTGTAGCTGCTGCGGCGGGTGTTTACTCCAATTAAACCACGAGGATAAAGGTTAGCACTAGGTGCATCTAGATCAACATAGTTGCTGAGTAACAGACCACCAGCCAATATTGGCATTTCGTCACGAACTGGATCAACAGAACCGCCGTCGCTCCAACGCATGTCAGCAAATACCACACCATTTTGACCATTGCTATCTGTTAGATCAAGTTTTACCCATTGATCAACACCCAATACACTTTCATATCTAGAAAGTGCTGGGTAGTTTTCAAGATCGCTGGTATCGCACCATAAATCACCGTAAGCTAGACTAATACCAGTGCTTTGTGACATTGGCATGCTGCCTCCGAAGATTACCCCGTTTGGATCTGTACGTGAAAGATCATATCCACGTGCATCTTTCTTTACATTTTGGTAACCCTGCCACTTGCTGCCTTCATTGATCATGATGTCAAGTTCAAGTGGTTGGTTGTAATACCAAAGAGTGCCGTCAGCAGGATCGTTTACTGGCTCATATGCTTGTTGATACATAGGAGTTGCTAGGCCCCAGTTACTAATTTCCACATATCCAGGATATTGTTCACTGTCATAAATGTTATTAGCACTACTGGTAAATCCAGCTGTGGTTAACGGAGTACCGCTAACATTATCCATTAATATATTACCACCATTAAGATGGACAATCTCAATCTGACCAATGGAATTAACACTTGCTGTAACGTAGGGTAAGTTAGCAGCCATTAACTGTTGCACAAACATTTGAGCACCGGTTTGACCAACTGTTGGTAGGATCATTGTGATAGTTGCACCTTGTGAATATTGATCACTACCTGGTATTGTTGCCCAAATACTAAATTGATCATTTCCAGCAAACACAGGGTTAAGTGTTGTACCAGTACCCACAGTTGGACCGTTGTTTAGGCGTTCCATAACCATATAGTTTAATAAATCGTTGCCAATTGGGGCAAAATTAACTTTTGCATACAATGTACCAGCTGGGATATTCAATCCACCCTGTAGTTTATCTAAACCAAACAGCGCATATTGATCTCCATGGGCAAATACATTTACTGTCTTGGTTTCAAACTTCATTAGACTTGCGTTGTATTCGCTGATGTTGAATTTTACACCACCGTTAACTTGGCTGGTTTTTAACCAAACACTACCGCTAGGACGAGCTGTATTTCCAGCTGGTGCATCTATTGTTACTGTTGGAATGCTGGTATAACCAGTTCCACCATTAGTAATAACAATACTGGTTAGTTTGTCGTTGGTTAATACAGCAATACCGCTTGCAGCTAGACCAGCTAGTTGTAGTACTGCAGTACCACTTGCAATAGGTCCTGTTATAGGTGTTGGACCAGATACATCTAGTAAACCAGCTTGAATAACTGTGTAATGAAATCCACCAAATGTGATGTCATCGTTAAGTTTTACAGCAAGACCACTTGCAAACATAATACCAATATCAACACCGGGTACTTTATCATACCCGCTACCACCATTAACAACATTGATAGTTTGCACGTTTGTTGGATTGCCTTTACCCAATGTTGCAGTTGCAACAGCTTGGATACCAGCATCCCCTTGCTTCCATGACGGAACATTAAAATGCGGTTGGGCTACAAAAGATGGGTTATTATACTCTGTGCCAGATATATCATCTACACTTATACCACAGACTTTCCAGATTGTTCCACTGCCGTTCTGCAACAATATCTTACCATCAGCCATAATAGTACCAGTTGCAATGTCGATTCGCAAACCACTTTCAGCACTGTTGTCAGCAAAAAGCCACAGTCTGTGGTTAACTGACGCAGCAGCAACACCGACGATAAAGCTACCATTGATAGCATTAACTAGATCAGCTAACGTGGGCGCAACACTCAGCGGACCAACTGTAACACCGTTAATAATAACACTGTCACCAGGTTGTAGACCACCACTGGAATCGTTTACATAGTTAAGACCGCTAACTGCCGGTACTGAATTTTGCCAATCGGCACTACCAACTTGGTTCCACACATTTAGATATGATTTAACATAAACTGGATTTTTAACATCAGTTGCAACCACAGCATAATCGCCGATAGCACCATAGTTACTGCTGGGTGCTGTGCTTGCTAAACTCATGAGTGCGTTCTGATAATTGTCATGAGTAATGATACTTGGAGTTACATGACTGAAATCTTGGGTTACACTATTCCATTCATAGATGCCGTATTCGGTTGTGCTGGTATTTTGCCAAAGGGTGGTGTCTTCTACTTCGCCGTACGGGCGTGAAGAACTGCCTTCTAGCTGGGTAAGATCAACATCTGCACGTAGGCAATAAGCACTGTTGGTTAATCCCAACACGCTGTGAGCTGCCATTAACCCATATTCACTTAGTTCACTGCCCAGTATACGATTTCCGCTACTGTCGCTTGGGAAATTAGGAATACCGTAGTTGTTAAGCAATTCGCGTTGGCTACTGATCAACTGTACTGCGTTTGCAGTTGCTTTTGTTGTATATGCAGCCAATCCGCCAGTGCTACTGGTCTTGTCTTGGGCTGTTGCCATAACGATCAACGGAATAGTTCCGGGACCGCCACTCACATAATTGCTTTGATCACTTACTGTGACCTGTACTCCTGGAGATAATAGTGTGGTTGCCATTTGTTTTTATCCTCTAAAATAGGTATTAGTAATATTTAGCGGATACCCAAAAAATAGCTGTTTTTACCACTACCCCCGCGCTACTGCTTGTGAAACCTCAGCTTTGAGATCATCCAACGTGCTGTTGTTGTAGATGATATGGTCGAAATAACTGCGAGCCCATTTCCATTCGCTGGGATGTTGGTCTTTAGGTTCGGTACCATTCATAATGTAATCAGCCAGCCAATCTGGGTCTGGGCCACGACGAACCAACCATACTTCACCGCCAAGTTGGCGAATCATTTCAATTTCGTTAGGAAACCTAGTGTCAGGCAGCACTACATGTACATTATTGGCTGCAGCTTCACGCAGCTTATTTTGTAGGCTTAGAATCCATATATCTTGATGGAAATTTTCACGAAACAGCTCGGTTCCCCAATTTTGCAGGATCCAACGAGGAGTTAATTCAGGTATGCCTAAATGACTAGCCCACCATTGATCTGGCATCTCTCGCCAGGCACGACTGCGTGAGGTATCGCCTTCTAGTAAATCTCTAGGCCAACCAAATACAACCGAGACTACATCTTTAAGGCTATCAGCAAAACTCATTTTACGATGGCTATGCAACCTGATCAATATGTCTGCTACAGTTCCTTTACCAGAACCGATTAATCCACAAATTCCAATAACTTTTGTCATAAGTTTAATTTACACGTTTTACCAGAGCAGGTCAAATTATCCAATAACAAACCACATGGGGGTTTCGCCAGACATGCTGTTGTTGATTTCTAATTCCAACGCATCAAATTTTTCTTTGCTACGTGCCAACAGATCAGTACCGTTAAGGCTGCTGCCTCCTTGTGGTCCTGGCAATGTGGCAAACTTGCTACGAGCTTCTCCCAACATACGCATGCACATGGCTAGTGTATATTCGCGGATCCATGGGCTGCTGTAGATATCTTTTAGCAGTGTAACATCTGGTTTATAATTTTCTGTCCACAGCAGGATAGACTCTTTGTCTGCACGAGGACGACGCATAATTGTAAGTTCTTTGGTAACCGTATTAAATGTGTAATTTAGATAGCCCCCAAACATCTTGGCAGCTTCTTTAAGGAAACTGCTGTAGGCAAAATAGGTACTGAGACCGCCTACACGGCCGGATTGGATCATGTAGAAGTTAACGAAGCCAGCTTCGAAAGGCTCGTACTGGCTGCTGGTACCGCTGTTTGCACCAATGTTGCGTTTGAACACATTTCGTACACTTATTACCTCTTCTGGTAACTGGTATGTGTTGGTGTCCATCTGCAGTTCAAGAAAGCTGTAGCTTTCTTCCACACTGTTGCTGCTGCGTTGGCGATATCTTATGATACTTTGCTTGAGTGCTTGTTCATAGTGGTCACTGTCCAATTCTACATCTACAAGACCATCCCCAAGACTAAAGCGCACATAGTCGAATATTTCTGTTTTTTGTTCCTGCAGACTTGCCATTGGTTACTCCTGAATTATTTATCAGCTAACCAGTTGTTTGTTTATATCAAATTTAAGAGCATACTCCACAGCAGATTGTTCGCTAAACACAGCATCGACCATTATATCGTATCCCATATTGAGGTTTGGAACACAGTAGAACACAGGTTGGTCAACAGTGTTTTCTATAACCCACCTGCCTTTTTCTGTTTGTTCCCATTCTGTCAGCGGAAAAGCAGCCATTAGATAGGGGTCTTCACTGGCCCCCATCTTAAAGGCATGTAATCTTAATTTTATAGTCATCGCACTGATTTCAACAATATGGTATCTGTATTAAGACGACCGTTCATCTGCACTTCAGTGGTTTTAATATTTTCTAAGAAATTACGCAATACCACCTTACCAGCACCAGCAAATGCTTTCAACTGCTCTGGAGGTTTACGCAGAGTCTTTGCTGTGCTCATCTTTGGATCATATCCAATAATAGTGCTGCCTTTAATGTTTAGTTGTTTGCTGTCGTCTGCGGCGGTATAACGTCCTAGTTTGCGTGTCTTAGTGTTGTACACCCAAAATTGCTGACACCCAATGATGTCAACAGGATTAATGCTCACCAAATTAAGCTCTTTAAACTCCATCTGATATTTCACACTCTTTACTTGTTTTTCTTTGCTAACAGGGCGAGCTTTGCGCACTGCACGAGTGGCTTTTTTTACCTTGCCATAGGTTGCTAACGCATCTGCCAATGCAGTATGAAATGCTGCAATGTGTTTAAGGTCTGCTTTTTTAACCCAAGCATAACCTTCACGTAGCTGTGCATCAGCAGACTTTTCCTGACTAGCAAGCAATTCTTCTAATTGATCAGCATAGTAGCTCTGTACACGACCAACAAATTGTTGAGGCATATTGCACTCACGAAACAACGCGATAAAGTCCGGCAAAGGCGTTTGCCCCTGCATCCATGCATCATAGAGACTTTCGATATTGCCCACAATGTCGTTTTGTTTTTCTCGCATGTGGTCTTGAATCGTGCGTTTTGCCACTGTGTTTTTTGACTGCTGTTGTTTTTTTTCCAGCTGTTGCTTGCCATAAGTCATTAAATCTTCAAATTTGCGGGCAATAAAATCTGCGTCTAGCTCGGGTGCACCATCCATGCGGCACTTGCAATAGGTGCAAATGGTTTGTCCCACACGATTGTCGTCACATTCATTGAATGCAGCAATCTCTAGCTTTTCCCAACCCAAAAACTTTTGGCCATATTGTACCACATATTTTCGTAGTTCTGCGGGGCTATTATAATAGTTGTAGAAATAGAAAGCGCGATGCCAAGCTGCCCGCTGTTGGTCTTCTTTTAACCGTTCAAACCCCTGCCAAGTGGGTTCATCACCTGTGAATTTGGTGTCTGTGTATTTCGGCTGACGTACAGGTTTCTTTTTGGTTTTTACAGAAAGTAAGTTTTTGGCCATGTGTGCCTCCTAATTCTTCGTAACATTAACATCATTTATCCTAATGTCAACGATTATTTTATCATTTTTTTGGTTGACCTATATCCATCCCATGTTATTATAAGGTATAACAGGAGGTGGCAATGGCTTACTATGTATTACCGCAGCAAGATAAAAAATGGCAACCCCGCAAAAACTTAGAGGGTCCGTTCTTTTATGCCAACGGCCGGGTGCTGTATTATGACTCAAAAGCAGGGCAATACTGGGATCCAACCACTGATTTTTATGTTCCCAACGACGAGATATGGGAATTAGAATCACACCTCATGGATCTTATAAAGCAAAGTGGTAATACAAGTCAAGTGTAAAATAAGTATTCAAGGGCACTTACATGTTTGATATAGAAACTCATTACAGCGAATACAAAAAATTCCGTCGTACAATCGACTCATTACCACACGAATACCATCAAGATCTCAAGAATATGCTAGTAACTCTAGATCAGTTAGTAATGCACATACATGTGGAACAAGTGACCTGCAAGCAACGCCGTAAAGTTACCAACGACTATGCTCAGTTATTGACTATCTATGAAAAACATAGAGAAAATATGGAAGAACAGTTAGTTATAGCTTGTTTGATGTCTTAGATATCTGTTGACAACTGCCAGCTGTGTGCTATTATGAATTATAAACAAACAACGGAGCAACAAATGGCTACTTACCTCGCCCAACGTGTAGTCACTTATTTTACTCAAATTGAAGCAGACAGCCATGAAGCTGCACAAGATGCGGCAGACGCCTTGGCAATGGAAAAAGACGGTATCATTGATACTAAGACGTGGTCCGTAGGTGCTGACGAACTGACGTTTGAAGAAGACGACCACACAGACTTTTAAGCACAGGTTGACGTGCTGCCAAGACGTGCTATTATGAATTATAAACAAAACGCAACGGAGCGCAAAATGAACACACTTAAAGCCTATACCGTATATACCCGCGATAACTGCACCCTTGCTGAATGGAAGAAACATGTGCTAGTGGAGTATAAGAAGTTGGATATTGACCCTGCCACAGTGCGCCCGTTGCGTGAACTGCATGCATGGGAAGGGGGTGACACTGCAATGGGCTGGGCACAACACGTGTTGCATCAGCAGAAAATGCGGGCTCGCACTAAATTGGTTAACCAGCTTAATCCTGTTAAGTTTGGGGTAAACAATGATAGAAATAGGTGATAATTTACTAAAAGCTATCGAGGCATTGGGAGCGAGTGCGTTCCTAATTGCCTTCGTGATCTGTATGTTTAAGTTGATGAAGGATTGACAATGAACGAGCGGATCAAAGAACTTGCTGAACAGGCTGGGTTTCCAGAATGGACGCAGAAAACTATTGGGTTTGAATTAGAGAAGTTTGCCGAGTTGATAGTTGCAGAATGTGCTGAGGCTTACCATCAGACTCGTCCAGCTGGTGAGCCCATTGAAACTTTCTTTCGCAAGCATCTGGGAGTAGAACAATGATCGAGATCGGTCCTAACTTATTGAAGGCTATCGAACTCACATCAGTGTTGGGTTTCTTCAGTTTCTTTTCTTATGGTGCATATCTGTTGTTAAGGTATAAGTGCTGATGGAAACCGTTTTGTTGGTTGGTATATTTGTAGTCCTGTGCTATTATAAAGCATAAGATGAGGAGCAGGTGCGATGAAAGTCTATGTGGTAATGCGCTGCCCATGCGACTACGAAAAAAGAATC